CTGTTACTGTTACAGTAACTGGTGATTTTGGAACAATCAGTTATGAATGTTACAATCACGGATATATGGGTGGTGAAAACAATTTAGTATATAATGCAGATTGTGTTGCAGACTCTACACCTATCACACCACCATCTGGAGGACTAACAGTAGATAAGACAACTATATATGCGGATAGTGGAATTATAACATCAGATCAAACAGAAGAATAATGATTAAATTGATAATAGAACTACTAAAGACAGATAATTTTTATGGAGTTAATCCTTATATAGATATTGCTAAAGGAAAGTACAAAGCTCCTTTAACAATAACAGAGGTCAAAGAAGTAATAAAACGTAGATGGTATGGCAGAGAGTAAAAACTTAATATATAATATAAAAATTACCGAAGACGGTACAGTTAAAATTAAAGAGCTAAATATTGAAACAAAAGACACGGCTCTTGCTTTTCAGACACTAAACGATGCCGTATTAAAAAACACACAAGCAAGTAATGTAAATGCTTCTACGTTATCAAATAACATTCGTGAATTAAAAAGATTAAGAGATGCAACTACAACAACAAATGAGGAATATAGAAAACAAACAGATCAAATAAGAATTCTTGAAGGTGAATACAGAAAATTAACTGCAGTCACAAATACACAAACGGATAAAACAGGATTAGCTTCTGCAACTCTTGTTGAATTTAGTAGAGGTGTTCAAGATGCTAACTATGGTTTTAGAGGTGTAGCAAACAACTTATCTCAATTGACTACATTAATGACCACTTTAATAGGAACTACAGGTGGTTTAACAAATGCTTTCGCTGCTTTAAGAAAAGCTTTTACTGGTCCTATTGGATTTTTAGTTGTAGCAAATTTAGTTATTGCTGCAATCGAGAATATAACTATGAGACAAGAGAGTAACACTGATGCTGTAGATGATAATACTAGAGCTATTGAGGATAATATAAAAGCGAGAAGAGAGCAGCTTGGTTTGTTAAAACAAAATATAGATACATTAACAGATGAGTTTGAATTATTAATAGCAAGAGGTACTACAGGTATGGCTGCTAATTTACTAAGATCTGAAGAGACTTTGTTAGCTGTACAGGCTTTATTAATAGATGCAGGTATAAAAGAAGCTGAAATATTATCAGATCAAAATATATTTATTGAAGAAAGAGCTGAATTAGCATTACAATTATATCAAAGAGAAAAACTACAATTAGATTTAGCTGAAGAAATTAGAGCTTTAAGAGAAGCTGAAAGTGATACTGATAAAAAAACGCACTTACGAAATATAACCAATATACAAGAAGCAATAGTTTTTAATCAAAAATTAATTGATTCTGTTGTAAAAAATAACGAAGTAGAAGTAAAAAGTACTAGGACTAAAAACACAAAATTAGCAGATGATAGATTAAAGTTTGAGAAAGAAGTTGAAGACGCTTTAGCTGTATTTGAATCACAGCAATTCTTATTAAAACGAAAAAGATTAGAAGATCACTATGAAAAATTAATAGAACAAACAAGAAAGAATGGTGAAAACACGATTAATTTAGAATTAGCAAAATTTGCTGCATTAAAACAATTTGATGAAGAAAGAAGGTTGCAAATAGAACAAGAGCAAGAAAAGAAAGATGCAGATGCAGAAAGAGAAGTTTTAAGAGAAATTAGAATTAATAAAGCTAAAAATAAAGCTAAAGACGATCAACTAAAATATGAACAAGAAATAGAAATAGCAAGAGTTGGATTTGCAAAACAAATATCAGGCATATTTGCAGCTATTGGAGAAGAAGGTAAAGGATTAGCTAAAGCTGCTTTATTATTGGAAAAAGGTGCAGCAATTGCAGATATTATTATCAAAGCACAGCAAAGTATTGCTACACAAAAAGCTGCTGCTGCTTCTTACACTTTACAAACAAGAGCCGCTTTTGCTGCAGGTGGTCCTATTGGATTTGCAGCTGGAGAAGCTTTAATTAAAAGAAATCAAGCATCATTATTAAAAAATATATCACAAACAAAAATAGGAGCTGGATTATCTATAGCAAAAATAGTTGCTACAAGTTTATCTAAAAAGGGTGAGGGTGTTGCTGCATCTGTACCTTCAGCAGCTGAACCATCAGCACCACAAATACAAGCTCCTGCATTTAATGTTGTAGGTGCTACACAAACAAGCCAGTTAGCACAAACAATTGCAGGTGCAGAAGATAAACCTATAAAAGCATTTGTTGTAGCATCAGACGTTACAACTGCACAGGAACTTGAACGTAGTACGATTGAAGGTGCATCTATCGGATAATAAAACAAAATAAACTCAATAGGGTTATTTAGATATGGAAAAGATAATAGAACTTATTATAGACGAAGAAAATGAAATTAGCGGTATTGAAGCTATTTCTGTCGTCGAGAATCCTGCAATAGAAGAAGATTTCATTGCATTAAAAGAACACACAGACGTAAAACTTGCTGAGGTAGATGCAGAACAAAGAATACTTATGGGGCCTGCACTTATACCTAACAAGAAGATATTTAGAAAAGGTGCTGGTGATGATGATAATGATTACTATATATATTTCTCTGAAGATACAGTTAGAAGAGCTTCAGAACTATTCTTTATAAAAAGCAAACACAAAAACTCCACATACGAACACGCATTTGAGTTAACAGATATGTCTGTAGTTGAATCTTGGCTTATAGAAGATCCAAAGAAAGATAAAGCTGCTGCTTATGGATTTGACTTACCAAAAGGTACTTGGATGGTTTCTATGAAAGTATTAAATGATAAAGTATGGAAAGCTGTAAAAGATGGTGAAGTAAAAGGATTTTCTATAGAAGGTTATTTTGCTGATGGACTTGAAAGACCAAAAGAAAGTATAGAAGAAAAGATAAATGAACTAAACGCAGAATATGAATTACGAGAAGTTCTTGCTGCACTAACAGAAGAAGTAGAATTAGAATCTTACGGAGATTATCCAGAGTCTGCAAAAAACAATGCAATACGAGGTATTAAATATAATAAGGCTGTTAACAATAAATGTGCTACTGCTGTTGGTAAAACAAGAGCAAGACAATTAGAAAGAGGTGAAAACTTTACAGTACCAACTCTTAAACGCATATACTCATATTTATCAAGAGCAGAAACTTATTATAAAGAAGGAGATAATGAAGCTTGTGGTACTATATCTTATTTACTTTGGGGTGGTAAATCTATGTTCAATTGGGTAGAGTCAAAACTGAAAGGTTTAGATGAACTATCTGTAGAATTATATTCTGAAAAAGTAAATGATGATTATGCAATAATTATGGATAGACTTGCTTACGCATCAAAAGAACAAGCTGAAAAAATTGCATCTGATATTGGTTGTGAAGGAATACACGAACACGACTTTGAGAATCAGACTTGGTATATGCCTTGTAAGCAACACACACTTGCAGAGGTTGGACCAAGAGGTGGTATAAGAAGATCACCGAAAGCACCAGCATCAGATACACCCAACAGAAACCCAAAAGGTAAGGGTACAGCTAGGGGTACAGCCAAAGGTAAAAGAGGAGCAAAGGTTTCTGCAAAAGATAGAAAAGCATTACAGAAAAAAGCTGATGACTTTAACAAAAGATATAAAGAAAAATTAGGTTATGGTGTTACAGTCGGTATGTTAGCTTCGGTCTTCCAAAGAGGTCTTGGTGCATTTAACAGGAGTAGCTCTCCCAGAGTAAATAGTCCTTCACAGTGGGCATTTGCACGAGTCAATGCGTTTTTGTATTTAGTGAAGAATGGAAGACCACAAAATGCAAAGTATACAACAGACTATGACATTCTTCCATCTAAACATCCTAAATCCTCAAAATGAAAAGAAGAAAAAATGCAACTCTAAGTTTTTCTTCACCTAGAGCATCAAGAAGAGGTTGTCTTTGTCCTGATGGAAAGACCTATTCTAAGAAGTGTTGTGACGGTACTCTTGAAGCTCAAGGTATTGGTAAAGTATAAAAATACAACAGAATAAATTTAATCGGTAATAACTATAAATAAGAATCTTATGAAAGCAAGTGAAATTGTAACTAAAATCAAAGATGTTCTTTTATCAACATCAGAGAAGGAAGAAGAAAACTTCAATGATGTAGAGTTAAAAGAAGAAGCTCCTGTAGCTAAAGAAGACTTGGCTCAAGAGGAGATTACACAAGAAGCTGCTCCTGCAAATGTAGAAGAAGCTGAACTACAAGAGGAAAGTGAAATGAAGCACACTCCAGAACACAGAGAGTATATGGATCCAGCTGACTATGCTACAAAAGAAGAAGTAGCTGAACTGAAATCTATGGTAGAAAAATTAAAAGGTATGATTGAAGCTAAAGAAGAAGCTAGAGAAGAAGTTCCACAAGAACTTTCTGCTGATGAAGCTACTGCTGAAGCAATCTCTCATTCTCCAGAAAACGAAGTAACTACAAAAGTTGGTGCAAGATTTGCAGTTAATGCAAACCAAAACACTACTTATGGTAGAGTTTTAAAAGCATTATCTAACTAATAAATAATAAATTAAAATGGCAACAAATTCAAGTAACGACGTATTAAGAGCTAGATCAAAACAAAATACTCTTACTACAACACAAACATTAGGTGAAAACCAAGCAGGTCAAGAATTTAATATTGCAACTGACGCACTAGTAATTACTTTACCAGCTATTACTGCCAATAATATTGGTATGGAATTTTTATTCAGAAATACAGGTGCTGACGGTAACAACATTATTACCTTATCTCCTGCATCAACTGATAGCGTAAACGGCTCAATTGCAAATGCTGCTGCAGATTCAGTAGCAGGTGGTGTAGCTAACAAAGATTGGATAAACACAAAAGCAACAGCTAACAAAGGTGACTGGTGTAGATTAAAAGCAGTCGCTACAACTACTTGGTATGTAACAGGTGGTGTTGGTATATGGGCATCAGAATCATAATTAATAATATAAAATAAATATAAAATGGCAACAACTAATTCTTTAACAACAACTTACGCTGGTGAATTTGCTGGGAAATATGTTTCTGCAGCATTGCTATCAGGTAAAACTTTAGCTGAGGGTAACATTACTGTAAAACCTAACGTTAAATACAAAGAAGTAATGAAAAAAGTAGCAACTGATGACATTGTAAAAGATGCAACTTGTGACTTTGACGCTACTTCAACATTAACATTAACTGAAAGAATTCTACAACCAGAAGAGTTTCAAGTAAACCTTCAGTTATGTAAGAAAGATTTCAGATCTGACTGGGAAGCTGTACAAATGGGATATTCTGCATTTGACAACTTACCTCCTTCTTTCTCAGACTTTTTAATTGCACACGTTGCAGGAAAAGTTGCACAAAAGGTAGAGCAAAACATTTGGAACGGAACTGATGCTAACGCAGGTGAGTTTGATGGTTTTGTAACTACATTAGGTGCTGACGGTGACGTAGTAGACGTAGGAGCTCAAGCTAGTACTTCTGCTAACGTTGTAGGTGAGCTTGGAAAAATCGTAGATGCAATTCCTTCTGGTGTATATGGATCAGATGATTTAGCAATTTACTTACCATCTAATATGTACAGAAACTATGTAAGAGCATTAGGTGGGTTTGCTTCTAACGTTGGAGCAGCTGGTACTAACGATCAAGGTACTCAGTGGTTTAACGGTGGAGCATTAACTTTTGATGGGATTAACATTGCACTTGCACAAGGTTTACCTTCTGACAAGGCTGTTGCAGCTGAAAAAGGTAACTTATTCTTTGGAACTGGTCTATTAGCTGACCACAACGAAGTAAAAGTTATTGATATGGCTGACATTGATGGTTCTCAAAATGTAAGAGTAATAATGAGATTTACTGCTGGTATACAACACGCAATCGGTAGTGATATTGTTTTATACTCTTAATAACAATTGTTTAACTAAAAAAAAGGTAGGTGGTATTTTCTACCTGCCTTTTTTTATAAAATTAAAATATTATGGCTTGTGATTTAACAATAGGAAGAAAAGAACCTTGTAAAGATGTCGTAGGTGGTATAAGAGCTGTTTACTTCTTAAACTATGGTGTTATTACTGCTGCTTTTGATAGCACAGATACAGATGTAGTTGAAGATTTAGGAACAGTTACTGCTTTTGAATACGAAGTAAAAGGTAATTCATCTTTCGAGCAAACGATAACAGCTTCAAGAGAAAACGGAACAGCTTTCTTTGAGCAAACACTTAATTTAACTCTACATAAACTTACAGTACAAGATCATAAAGAGTTAAAATTATTAACTTATGGAAGACCTCACGTTGTAATCCAAGATTACAATGACAATGCCTTTATAATGGGATTAGAACACGGTGCTGACGTAAGTGGTGGTACAATAGTAACTGGTGCAGCAATGGGCGATATGAGTGGATATACACTAACTCTTACTGCTCAAGAAGTGCTACCTGCTAACTTCTTAGAAGGTGCTACTGCAGCAAATCCTTTTGCTGGTATGACTAACACAGTAACAATTACTCAAGGTACTAACTCTTAAACATAGAGAGTACAGTAAAGAAAGAGAGGACAATTGGTCCTCTTTTTTTTTGAACATAATTCAACATAATAGGTTATATAAATATGATTACATTATCACCTACGACTAGTTCACAAACAATTAGTATTATACCTAGAGCATATACAGTTGCTAGTAATTTGACTTTGGTTATTGTAGAGGACGGTACAAGAAAAACACAAACGCTTACAAGCGTAACTTCTACAAGACCTACTAACAGTAATTACTTGCAGATGTCTGTTGCATTTACTATATTGACAGCTGAAACAAGCTACTCATTTGAACTTAAACAAGGATCTACACTTCTATATAGAGGTAAAGCATATTGTACATCACAAACTGATAATACAACGGATCACACATTAAACAGTAATAAATATGACCAGTATGCAGATCCAACTGAAGTGGCTCAAAAATATATAATTATATGAACAAGGTAAAAGTAATAAATTTAGCAGGGTATGAAGTGCCTAGCATCAAAGAATCTACAAGGCACGATTGGGTAGAATATGGTGATGACAATAACTATTTTGGTGACATTATAGATAGATATACAGGTAGTCCAACAAACTCAAGATGTATAAATGGTATAACAGATTTAATATATGGTAGAGGATTAAACGCAACAGATTCAGAAACTAATTCTGTTCAGTTTGGTCAAATGAAACAAATACTAAAAGATTTAGATGTAAGAAGAATAGTTGGAGATTTAAAATTACTTGGACAAGGTGCAGTACAAGTTGTATACAATAAGAACAAAACAAAAATTATGCAGCTTAAGCATTTTCCAACTGAAACGCTTAGAGCTGAAAAAGCAAAAGATGGTCAGATACAAGCTTTTTACTATCATCCAAAATGGAATGATTTAAAACCATCAGATAAACCTAAAAGAATACCAGCATATAAATATGGTAAAAAAAGTGAAACTGTTGAGATATATTGTATAAAACCTTATAGAGCTGGGTTCTATTATTATTCACCTGTCGATTATCAAGGATGTTTACAGTATTGTAATCTAGAAGAAGAAGTATCAAACTATCATATAAACAACATAAAGAATGGTCTACAGCCATCTATGCTACTTAATTTTAACAATGGTATTCCAGGTGACGAAGCACAAGAATTAATTGAAAGAAAAATATATGATAAATTCAGTGGGTCATCAAACGCAGGTAGATTTATTTTAGCATTTAATGAAAGTGCAGAAGCTGAAGCTTCTATAGATCCTATTAATTTACCTGATGCACACGCACAATATGAATTCTTAGCTAAAGAATCTAGAGAAAAGATAATGATTGGTCACGGTGTTGTTTCACCTATACTACTTGGTATAAAAGATAATACTGGTTTTGGAAATAACGCAGAAGAATTAAGAACAGCATCTGTGCTTATGGATAACATTGTAATTAGACCATTTCAAGCATTACTAATCGACTCTTTCAACAAGTTGTTAAATTTTAACGGTATAGAACTTAATCTTTACTTTGTTACATTACAACCAATTGAGTTTACAGAACTAGAT